TTGCTTTTGAATCATATCATTATTGTCTATAACGTTTTTGAAATACACGCAGCAACTCGTATGCTATTTCATAGAGTCGATGAGGATCTATGGCCAGCGTTAAAGACATTTCTAATTTTTTTAAATTACTTACAAAGGAACACATACCAAGATATAAATATTGATTTAGGTATAGCAGCCAAACTGAAAGAAATATAATTATGGGATTATTCAGAGGACCAGACTTTTTTTATGCTTTACGATTTCTTCGTCTATTGACGATGCCGTGGGAAAAAACCGACGCGTTTAAAAAAGGCATTGTAGACAATAAAGGAAAGAGGCTTAAAAAACCTGAAACATCTGAAGAAAAGTCAGCATATACTATTTTTCATAGGCTAGTGTTCAATATTCGTAGACTTCTAGGGAAGATCCCTCTCGGTCAAAGTACTATTGCACGTTATGCATCTGCACTATACCTAATTAAGGAGCATACAGGTATCACTGATAAAAAGCTGACCAAGATCCTTAAAGAAGCATACGACATAGATCTCTCGGAATATAAGCCTGAGTTAAACGAATGGTATTTGACCGAGGATGGTAATATAGAACAAGGAAAATATGCACTCATCCGTGACATAGCATTGCCAAAGACAGGAGAATTTTTAGCGTTAAAAGGTTCTTTGGTGGAAGTGACGGAAACCTCGCCACATGGCTCTGTGCTGGGCCATGTGGTTTTTAAAGCTAAGCACATCAAAACACAACAAACCGTTTACGTTACACAGGAAGATATCGCTAGATGAAAAATGAAGAAATGACTACGGCAGCAATTGATGTTGTCGACAGACCTCTGGGCGCAGTACAAAAGCGCAAATATCGAGTTTTCGATGTTTCTATGGAAACTTTTATGAAGTTTCAAACTGGCCGGATGAAGTATGAACGATGGTCAAAATTCATTAATGAAGATGAGCGAGGTATCGTCGATTATTATAATCGAAATAAGAATGCTGTGATTGTTTTACGTAATTCGGAAAATGGAGCATTGAGAGCTCTGTATAACACAAAATAGGTAAAAAATAGAATTTACTTATTCCCTTGTTGTGGTATAATACTAACCATCAAAGCACTGCTATGTCTATTTTCGAAGAACAAATATCCCGTAAACCCGACCACTACCCTTGGACAGAAGATTTTATTACAGCCATGCACAATGGCTTTTGGACTGACAAAGAGTTCAATTTTCAATCTGACGTACAAGACTTTAAAGTTAATTTAACCGACACAGAACGAGACATGGTCACTCGTTCTCTTTCAGCAATTGGGCAGATCGAAGTTGCTGTCAAAACGTTTTGGGCAAAGGTAGGTGAAAACCTACCTCATCCGTCTATCACAGATCTTGGTTACGTAATGGCCAATATTGAGGTCATTCATAATAATGCCTATGAGCGTCTTTTAGATGTTCTTGGTATGGAAGATATTTTTGAAGAGAACCTCAAGCTTGAGATCATTCAAAACAGAGTCAAGTACCTTCGCAAATATCTTAAGAAGCGTTATAAAGATGCTAAGAAGCAATATGTCTATTCACTCATTCTCTTCACCCTATATGTTGAGAATGTTTCTTTGTTTAGCCAATTCTATACGATCAACTATTTCAATCGCTTTAGGAATTTGCTTAAGGACACTGCACAACAAGTTGCATATACATCACGTGAAGAGAATATTCACGCGTTGGTTGGTATCAAGCTTGTAAATACGATCCGTGAAGAACACCCCGAATTGTTCGATGAAGAACTTATTGAACGTATTCGTTCTGAGTGTATCGAAGCATTCAAAGCAGAATGTAAAATCATTGCTTGGTCCGTCAATGGATATCAGTCTGAGAATCTCAGTACACCTATTCTTGAAAACTTTTTGAAGAATCGCTTTAACGATTCACTTACGCAAATCGGCATTGAGTCCGTATTTGATGATGTCGATGAGGAACTTCTTTCTAAGACCGAATGGTTTGATGAGGACGTCCTTGGAAATACTGCAACAGACTTTTTCTTTAAGCGCCCAACTGAGTACTCAAAGAAAGACAAGTCCTATGATGAAGATGATCTTTTTTGATAGATAATATAATATGGAACGCTACTATTGGTTGAATGACGACTCCCGCAAGTTTCTTGAACGGGGCTACTTGATGGATAATGAAACACCCGAAGATCGAATTAGGGAGATTGCTGATACCGCTGAAAAAGAGCTTGGTATCGAAGGCTTCTCTAATAAATTTCAAGAGTACATGTCTTATGGATGGTTCTCTTTATCTTCGCCTATTTGGGCAAACTACGGTAAAACACGAGGACTTCCAATTTCTTGCTTTGGATCGTATATCGACGATACTCTTGAATCAATCCTTGGCAAACAAGCTGAGGTTGGTATGATGACTAAAGTTGGTGGAGGAACTTCCGCTTACTTTGGTGATCTTCGTGAACGTGGTGCTGATATCTCTTCTGGAGGTAAATCAAATGGTCCCGTTCATTTTATGGAATTATTTGAAAGTGTAACTAATGTTGTTTCTCAGTCTAATGTTCGTCGCGGTTCTTTCGCTGCGTATCTCCCTATCTCTCATCCAGATATTCTTGAGTTTCTTAGGATTCGTAGTGATGGTAATCCTATTCAAAATCTTTCTATTGGTGTTACTGTGTCTGATAGCTGGATGGAATCCATGATTGGTGGAGATAGCGATAAGAGAAAGATTTGGGCAAAGGTAATTCAAAAGCGTTTTGAGTCTGGTTATCCTTATGTGTTCTTTGAGGACAATATGAATAACAATGCTCCACAAGTTTATAAGGATAAAGATCTTAAGATTTATGCATCTAACTTGTGTTCAGAGATTGCACTTCATTCAAATAAGGATGAATCATTTGTATGTAACCTATCTTCATTGAACTTGTTGCACTGGGATGATTGGAAAGACACGGATGCAGTTGAGACATTGACATATTTCCTTGATGCTGTCATGAGCGAATTTATTCGTAAGACTGATGGTGTTCCATACATGGAGGCTCCTCGTAAATTTGCGCAACGCCAACGTGCTTTGGGGATTGGTGTTCTTGGATGGCATTCTTATCTTCAAAGTAAGATGATCGGATTTGAATCAATGGAAGCTAAGATGCTCACAAATCAAATCTTCTCATCTATGAAAGAGAAGTCACATAAAGCATCTGCTGAATTAGCAAAAGAGTATGGTGAACCACCATTGCTTGAAGGGTATGGTATGCGTAATGTGACAACTATGGCAATTGCTCCTACAACATCATCTAGTTTCATTTTAGGACAAGTCTCACCATCTGTTGAGCCATTGAATTCAAACTACTTTGTGAAAGACTTAGCGAAAGGTAAGTTCACATATAAGAATCCATATTTAGAAGAAGTACTTCAGAAACACGGTAAGAGTGATTCAGTGACATGGAAATCAATTCTTGTAAACGGTGGATCAGTACAACATCTCGATTTCTTGTCGGAAGAAGAGAAAGATGTCTTTAAGACATTCGGTGAAATTTCACAGAAAGAGGTCGTTATTCAATCATCGATTCGTCAAAAATATATCGACCAAGCGCAGTCAATTAACTTGATGATTCACCCTAAAACACCAGTGAAAGAAGTTAATCAACTTCTAATCTTTGCATGGGAACAAGGTGTAAAAACACTTTACTATCATCGAGGTACAAATCCATCCCAAGAATTATCACGCAATCTATTAAACTGCGCATCATGTGAAGCATAATGAAGGAAAGTATTACATGCCAAAAATGCCATACTGATTATTATATCGAATGGTTTGAAGATATTGAAGACGAGTATGGTGAGTGCTTGGTTCCTGATTTTTGCCCATTTTGCGGTAGCGCAGATGTGGAAGTTGAAGATGATATAGATACAGAATAATGTACACATATAAAGTAAAAGAAGTAGCGAAGGTTGTTGACGGCGATACTATTGACGTAATCATTGACTTAGGATTTGGTCTCACTAAAAAAGAAAGAGTAAGAGTTGCAGGTATTGATACACCAGAATCAAGAACACGTGATCTTGAAGAAAAGAAACTTGGTCTTGAGGCGAAAGATTGGTTGTATAAGCAACTCAGAAGAAGTGACTTAACTATTCAGACTGAGAAAGAAGGGAAATATGGCCGTATCTTAGGATGGTTATACACTGAAGAATTCAGTAAATCACTCAACGAAATTATGGTTGATAAGGGTTACGCTTGGGAATACGATGGTGGAACTAAAGAGAAAGACTTCAAAGAATTAAAAGAGAAGCGTATTGCCGATGGCTCATGGATTGAATAAATAAATTCATGTGGCTATACAATGATTCAGAGTTTACCTCTGAGATGATAGAGAAACATCATGGGTTTGTCTATGAAATTACCGATACCCATAATGGGATGAAATATATCGGCAAAAAGAAATTTTGGTCAAGAGTAACAAGACCTCCCCTTAAGGGGCGTAAGAACAAACGTAGATCTCTCAAAGAGTCTGATTGGAAAGACTATTTTGGATCAAACACTGAAGTAAAGTCTCTCGTTGAAGAGTTCGGAAGAGACCGGTTTAAACGAATCATTTTAAGACTTTGTGACTCACCAGGTGAACTCACTTACTACGAAATGAAAGAGCAGATTGACAGAGAAGTTCTATTTAAACCTGATGAGTACTATAATGCCTTTATCGGGGGAAAAATCCATAGAACTCATGTTCTTAAGAAAAAATAGTATTTACATTGCTTGAAATATAGGGTATAATATACTCGAATCAAACAAATACTATGAT